ATGTAATTAATAACATCATCCTCTGTTCCTGTCATCAAAATATTAAATGCTTCTTTCAGCATCTTCCTACAAGGTGCCGGAGTAGATGATTTTACCGACTCAATACCCATCACTTTTAGTTTAGGTTCTGCATAGGCAACACCTTCACTGTTCCATACGTTTAGAATATATCGTTTCTTTGCAGTCCAAATACCACGGTCAGCAATATTCTCCCGCTTCATACTCATCTTTTGGTCATATGCCGAGACATAGTCCGCCAGTTCCTGGTAACACTTCTCGATATACGGTTCCAGTTTTTCACCACAGACCATATCAAGTAACTCCACAACCTTTGCTTTGTCGCTAGACTTATTAGCAAAAAATTTATCAACAATAGGTCCCATATTAAGATAGATCGAATCAGTGTCTGATGCGATAACATAATCGGTATCCGTTGTTTGCAAAAGATTATTTAGATATTGGTTCATCTTATTCTCAATCCAACGGATAGAAACTTGACCAGAAAGCGTAATCGCCTCAGCATTGGCCAGTTTGTAGTACCTAAAATACTGATTACCGATGGCACCATAAGCAGAGTTAAGCGAAATCTTCTTAGCCATCTGAATATTATTACACCTAGAGATTTCCTTCTCAAGTGCTTTCGTTGGGGTCTTTTCATAATCTTGCTTTGCCTTAAGCATTTTCTTTTTAAAGATAACCCTATCGCCATACATCTTCTCCATCAGTTCTGGCAAGAACCCACGGACATCCTTACGGAACATAGCACCATTTGCACAGACTGCATTATCCTTATACAACTCAAAGTTGATTTCTTCATTAAGGATTTTATCTACTGATGCTGTTGGATGCCTTTCTTCCAGCAAAGTTTCTGGTGAGATATTGTATTGCATAATCAGGTGAGGATATAGACTATTCAAGTCAAAACTCACAACCCAATCATACTTACCAGGAATTGGTTCTTTTACATATGCACCAGCATACTTTTCACTCTTGCTTTCCTTCTTACGAGGGGGGACTACAATGTCTCTCTTCTTCAGATAATTGTATATAATATTATCCCACATACGAACCTGATAGAACACATCGGCATAATTAACTTTGGCTTCATATGCCATAGTCAATGCCAGTTCAATCAGTTTCATCTTACTCTCAAGACGATCAACCAATTCTACGTCAACAATATTATATTCAATAAACTTCTGCCATCCTTTCGTATAGAAGTCTTTGAACGTATCAAACTCAGAGTGGTCAAGTTTTTTCTGACCAAGTTCAACCTCAGCAATATAATCTAGGCGATATGATTCCTGTGCCTTGTAAGTAAACTTCTTATACAAATCAAGGTAATCAAGTTGAGTCAATCCGCCAATATCATAAGTGACGTGCTCACGACCTTGAATAAAAATCTTTCCTTCTGTTACAAGACCCCAATTAGAGAGTCGCTTCATTACCTTCTCTCCAAACACACGATTAAGTCGTTTGCAGATGTATGGAATATCAAACAGCTGAATGTTCCATCCAGTAATCACATCAGGAACATCAACCATCCAATAGTTAATGAAGTGCCCAAGAAGTTCTTGTTCGGTATGACAATGATAATAAGTTACATTCTCTTGCTTATTAAGAAATGGTTTCACACCCCAAGTAGTAATCTTCTTGGTTGTATAATCCTGGATTGTAATCGCAAGAATTTCTTCTATAGCAGATTCAATGTCAGGAAATCCGTGCTCTGCTGTAGTCTCAATGTCAAGAGTAACTAGTTTGATTTGACTGATATCAAACTTGATTTCATCTTCTGGATACTTTTCAGAAATATATTGATAGATATATCGATCATTTCCGTAGATTTCAAATCCATCAACACCATCATACCTTTTATAAAAATCCCTACAGTCACGCACTGTTCCAGGTCTTACCTCTTCTACTGGTGTATCATTTAATGTTCTATACTTGGAATCTTTCTTTGTCTTAACAAATACAGATGGAAAAAACTCATCCCGATGTTCATATCTTTTTCCATTCTCAACTCCTCTTACAAGGAATTGATTTCCAATCATCTGAACATTAGTGTAGAAACGCATTACTTAGTAAGGTCGAGGTATTTTTCAAGTAGGGTAGGCATAGGATCAGCAAGAGTTAAAATCTTATCCGAACTAATCATAAAGGTATCTTGCTTTGTATGTTCCATCATCCAGGGGGCAAGCATATTGCCTTCACATACTTCCATTGGATTGATTAATTTACAATCAGGTTCTCCAACGTCGGCACCAACTTCATCTATTTCACTGATCAGAATCTTGTCGTTCATCATCAGAATTACTTTGATTACTTGATCCATTGATAACATCCTCTACATACATTTGAATTAATTTTTCTACTGGTTCCACGATAGTCACCACCCAATCTGCAACAATTGGAACGGTATCCTCTGCAGACAAGGGCATCCAGGGGAACAGAGATACCTCATATGCCTTTTTATTTTCCGTTGCATTAGGGTTTCTCAGTTTAACTACACATGCTTTATTGAGATAGTAACCGATGATTCGTTTTTCATCACTTTCACCAACAGACATTTCATCTACATCTGCGATAATATCTTCACCGGATTTCAACATTAAAAGTTTAATACTCATTTTCCTACTCCATAGTCTGATTGTTCTGCTTCAAGTTTGCGAATAGTTTCATGAAGACGGGCAACTGCTTTAGTTACCTCAGGAGTTTCTTCCCACTCCCAAAGTTCTTCACGACCTTTACTATCAGTTTTTTTAAATTTCTTGGACATGCAGTTCTCCGTTGGATTAATTATACCAATAAAAAAGAGGGGTGTCAACTGGATTTGGCCAGTTTCCCCTCCGTCTGCGACGACGATATTCATTTTTATTTAGTATTTACTTTTTAGGTGTTAGTGCAAATGCTCCACTCATTACTGCTCCAAAAATGGCTAAGGTTACTAAGATTTCCATATACTAATAAACAAATGTAGTAAGGGGAACTCCGATAAAAATAGTCATTAGAGTTCCAGCTGCTAAGGCAGTTGTGGTGAAGTTCATTAATACCTCCTAATCGATTACATAATTATATAGATTATAGTGTATCATAGTGATACACTTCTGTATCAACAATAGCAAAAATTTGTTATTGTTCTCGGACATTTCCAAGCACCCAAGACTTCATATTGATAAGAGACTGAGTTTCTGCTACCACGTCTGGTGGAACAACTAGACAAAACCCAATACCAAGATTAAATACGTTTCTCATCTCTTCCTCAGCAATGTCTCCTGCCTTCTGGATCTTATTGAAGAGTTCTGGTCGTTCCCAAGCAAAGTAATCAACGTCAACTGTAAGACCTGCTGGAAGGCATCTAGGAAGGTTCTCAGGCAGTCCTCCTCCTGTAATGTGCGCCATACCCAAGATAGGCACCTCATCCAATAGATTCTGAACGAGAGGGGCATAGATGGTGGTTGGTGTTAGCAACTCAGGCATCTCTTTATAAAAGATTTTATGTCTTGACAACATATCATTGATAAGTGTGTATCCATTACTATGAAGACCACTACTCTCAATACCAATGACTACATCACCAGGTCTGATGTTACTGCCATCAACGATCTCATTCTTCTCTACAATACCAGTACAAAACCCAGCAAGGTCATAGTCAGTTGCTCTATAATGCTCTGCTGTTTCTCCACCCAGTAGTTCCATTCCTGCCATCGCACACCCTTTAACAACTCCATGCACGATGTCATTAACATTAGAATCTATAGTTTTAGTAGAAATATAATCAAGAAAATATAATGGTTTAGCGCCAGAACATATAACGTCATTGACGCACATAGCAACGAGATCCTGACCAATAGTGGAGTAATCACGGGCAATCCTACAGATATTAATTTTAGTTCCAACACCATCAGCACCAGATATTAATACAGGTTTCTCATATCCTGATGGCACTTCCATCATTCCACTAAAACCACCAATTTTAGGTGCTAATACTTTTAGATACTCTACAAAGGAACGTCCCTTGATAATGTCAACACCAGCAGTCTTATAATCCATTAGTGAATTTCTCCTTTTGCAATT